GTATTATTAGTCTTAAAAAAAGAATCCGGTTTTTCTGAACTATTACTAAATACACCAAGCATTGGCCCAATTTTACCCAGAATAAAGCCAATAATAAAAGAAAATATATTTAATAATAGCAATATAATAATTAAAACTGATTCATTACTCATTAAACCACCGTGCAAATTTTTGGTAATTATTATATCCTACTTGTCTTTTGATTTCGATCCGGTCTTTCATTATAAAATAATCGGGAATTGTTCTAACCATATATTCTTTTGCTACATCTGGATGCTTGTCAATATCAATATACGCCACAATCATTCCTTTGCCAACATTATTAGTAAGTATATCGTTCTTCATAATATGGCAATACTTACACCAGTCAGCAGTAAAGATCGCCAGTATTGGCTTATTAGATTCTTCGCTCATAGCAATAGCATCTAATAAATCATAAACTATTAGTGGATTATCTTGAGCATAACTTATAGGATTTGCCATAATAAAACAAAACACTAGAAATAATATTCTCATTCTTTCATATCTCCTATGACCCTACCCTTCTGGGTTCTCTGCACAAAACCTTTTCGGATTAGATACGGCTCAATACTATTCTCGATGGTTTCAATAGCTATACCAGTAAGAGATGAAATACTTTTTAAACCTAAAGCATTACCTTTAGCCTTTTTCAAAACCTCTAAGTATGTTCTATCATAAACATCAAGACCCATACTATCAATACCCTGACTATTAAAAACTTCATCTACTTCTACTACTTTATCTTTATAGAAAGACTTATAGTTTTTATACCATTGTAGTCTGGCGTTCAAGATTCTTGGCGTTCCTTTACTTCTTTTAGCTATTTCTAAAAGATCACTATCCGAAAGCATTAGTCCAAGCTTTTTGGCGTTCAATCCGGCTAGTTTAGCTAGATCATCGTGGGTATAAAAAGATAAATGTTCTTTAATTGTAAACCTATCATAGAATGGTTGGCTTAGACTACCACCACTAGTAGTAGCACCAATAATAGTAAACACAGGAAGATCAATAGTCTCTGGCTTATCTTCCACTGTTATGTTTAGCACAAAATCTTCCATAACAGGATAAAGAAATTCTTCTACAATTTTAGTAAGTCTATGAATTTCATCAATAAACAATACGGATCTGGGTGCAATACCCATAAGATATGGTAGAATGTTCTTAATGCTTCTGATATTCGCAGCGTTGATGGTGTGTAAGTTGACGTTCAGTTCGGTGGCTATGGCACTGGCTATGGTCGTTTTACCAAGGCCGGGAGGGCCGTCTATTAAAATATGAGGCATCGTGCCGCTAGAGTTTAAACAGCCATGCGTCACGATCTTTAGGCGATTGATGACTTCTGATTGACCAATTATATCAGTAAATTTTGATGGTCTAATAATATTTGACATACTAACTCCTCAATGATGATAAAACTTGTTTAACCAATAATGCAAAATCTTCAGTTGGATTTTTAGAATAAGAGTCCTGTATTAAGCTGTTCGCTTCGCTCTTAGTGAAACCATATCCTATTAAAAGCTTAATAGATTTGTCTAGTAGTTCTGTTGGGATTGTTTGTACTGTTAATTCTTTAGGTGCTGTAACCTGTTTTGCTTGTGGTTTTTCATAGAGCAATAAAAACTTTATTACTCTTTTTACTTTGAAAGTGTGTCCACAATCACAAACAATTTTGAAGTTTTTTGTACCAGCTTCTTTATATGATAACCAATGATGCTGATAACATTTTTTACAAGGATATTTTAAATGTATATCAAACTCAATCGGTTTCTGGCGATTCTTTGTTTTCATTTTTATCTACCACCCAAAAAATAAAGTCATTAGATTTTTCATCAAATGCACTTTCCAAGTATCCGTCGTTCACTAATTTATTAAGAATATTACTAACCATTCTATCGTTAAAAGACTCTAGCATTTCTTGCAAGATAGTATCTGTAATGTAATGTTTGACTCTTTTAGTTTTATTATTGATCTTTGTTTTGATATGCTGTTTAGCTATAATATCACATTCTTCTCTAGAGATTACTCTATCCATCTCTAGTTTTTCATCATTAGAAAGAGAGCATATTACCATAGACAAATCATCTGTTTGCTCTTGATTGGTTTCTCCAAAATATTTAAAAACAAGACTTCTAGCGTATTCAATGAATTCGTTTAAATCCTTGATAACATACCATCTATTTTTCATTAGATTATCCTCAGTTTAAAATATCAAACATACTCTTATAATATAGAGGCTGTTGAATAAAATGAACAGCATTATGTTTTAGATGGTTTTTATATTCGGCATCCAACTCGTCATGTATAAAATACTTATTCTTCCAGACAGCTTCTTGATATTTATTATTACCAACATAAAATGAAGACCAATCTATATTCTTAATTGGAAAACCACTTATATTATTAAGATCACCATAAACATCTTTTATCCAATTAGACAAAGCATAATTGTTTACATCAAATGTAAAATAAAACTTAGTCCAGTTCGGTTGATCATCAGAGTAGTTATGAGTATCATCATAATCATCTTCGTAGTAGTCATCTTCATTATACGATTCGTGCATGGTTTATCCTTATATAAAATGTGGGAGGGAATCGAACCCTCTCAATTAGCGTATGCTTTATAGCTAGAGGCTAATATCTTTAGTCGCCAGACTCCACTTTCTGTTCATTATCAATACTGATCGTTATAATCTTCATCCTCATCAAGATCATCTTCTTCGTAATCATCGTCCAAATCTTCTTCATCGTTCCATGCCCAGCTATACTCACGATCATAATCGTCCTCGTCCTCAGTCTCATAATCATCAAAATTAGATGAATAAAGAGGCTTGAGCAATTCACCCTGATACTCTCCGACTACTTCATATCGGCAGGTACGAAGCTTCTCATAATTACAATCACTAGGAACACTAACAACGTCCTTTGGATTAATCTTAACAATAACAATCTTATCACCAGATTCTAGGCTACCATAACCAGCAACATAGTTCAATGCACCAGCATGAAGCCCATCAGAACAACCCCTAGCACGATTATCGTCAACCTTTGCTCGTTGCATCTTGACAACCTGACCAACACTGTTGTCAAATACTCCACGATACTTATCCTTGTAATCACTACGAACAGCCTTATAAGCTAGGAAATTACCGTCCTCAGTAATAGGCAGATGCTCATGCTCAAGGAAATCATAAAGTTCCTTTTGACTCTGCATACTAGGATTTTCCATAAGATTATTCAGAAAATTCACAAGAGGCTGAAAGGGCAATCCCTTGCTCATAAATTCCAGAATTCTCTTGCTGATACTACCATGAACAGGTTCACCCTCATAAGTAACCTGACCATTCTTAATCTCAACAAGACCATCGCTAAAAGTTGCAACAGCCTTTTCAAGATCCACAATATCTAGCAGTTCTGTCTCTGTTGCTGTGGGCAGAACCTCCAGAATCATCTTGTAATTAATATGATCGGGCAACACTTGATAACTCTTGTTGTTTAGCACCAAGGTAAGATTACCGTCAACAAACATAAATGGAACAGCCATAATCCAAACTCCTAATTTAAGGTTTAACACTCACGATACTGCTATTTTACACTAATCGTCAAGTCTGTCAAGGGGTCTTGAGAAATTCCAGACTACTTGATAAGACTACTCAACTGAATTTTAAACAGGTCAATATTCTCCTCGCTCATTTGAACCATCCAGACCTTACCATTATTATTATAATAAGACTGACGATCATCAAGTTGCATAATAGGATTCTTCTTATTTAGATCAACCAAATCACCAGAAACCTGATTAGTTCCCATAATAAACTTGATCATAGGATTCTGATCAATATGCTTTTTAAGGGTTTCTCTAAGTTCCTTTATTGTCCACGTTTTCAGATTACCAGTAGAATCCCCACGAATAATCTTGAGATACTTGGTAGCTTCATCAGCATTAGTCCCAACATATAGACAACCACTAATTAGATTAACTAAAGTATTATATGCAATATTTGCAGATCGAATATCTTTAGGATCAACAGTATCCATGCCAAAGTCTTTCATAATATCTGAGATATGATCAAAATAATCTGCTTGATTAAACTTTGCAATTCTAAAAGAATGATCATTCATAGTTCTAGCAAAAAATTCTGTAATCATAGTCTTATTCAAAATATCTACCATATCCTTATTTTTAATAAACTTGGCATAGTCTAGCCCAAAGATATTAAGTATATGGAATAGAAATTGCTTTTCCGTTGAACCAAAATTATAGTATCTGTATGTTGCCTGTTCTTCTTGGTTAGAAAAATCTTTCTTGCAAGATTCTACAAGACCATTAAAAGAGGACAGTTTTGTAAAGTGCGTATCTGCCACAACTCTTAGTTGACGCTTGAAGAAATCATTAAAGCTAATCATATTATAACCATCATTCTGAAGCTTTTTGATAAAAGCACTCTTGATAGCATAAATCTTATTATTACCAATCAAATCCTTGACTATAGTATTTAATCCAGCATCACTAAAGGTGCGAGAAATACTACCAATTTCTGGACAACCACTATCTGCTTCCGTTTTATAACGTAGCATAGGAACATAGACGATCTCATCTTCTTCTAGAAAATCTTCCAACTGATCTTCTGTAAGCATTTTAAGAAACGTAGCATCGTTGTAAGGGTTCGTAATGCCCTTGCTATCCTTATCGTGTCCATAGATGAAAAATACATCTTGATCACTAACACTACCTCGACTATTTGTAGTGCTGGTTTTACGCGGACCAGTATGTTGGGTAAGATGTTTGTAATCTGAAACCTTGAGAATATTTTCAGAACCAATATCTTCAATCAGTTTATCAAAACCTTCACTACTCTTAGTATGATCTTTAGTATCAATCATCATATAAGCGAAGCAGTCGTTTTGATTACAATATTTGGTAAGAATCTTCTTTGCGGTTTCCTCACCCTTAACATCACACACAAAGAAAGCCATTTTACCCGACTTCTTTACATTATTCCAGTAACTATACCCCTTACCTGTTAATGTCTCATGGTGAATCTTGTCTGTAAGAGCAACCATTCGGCGTGACCTAAAGCCAGCAGTCTTATAATTAAAAACGTACAGACTCTTGCCAGCCGGAATTTTATATTCCAGATCATTTCCAGAATTAATAGAATGATCCTTGCCCTTAGAGTCGGTCCACGACGCACCAACACCCCAACCACCAGCAAGTTCATTCATGGTATAATACAGGGTGATAGCTTCTACCTTGGTCTTTGCAGCTTGAATCTTCTTAGAAAATTCTTCCTTCATCTCAAGATAAATCTCTTGAGTCTTTTTACGCAGTGCTTTAATAACATCTTTAGTATACTGCAATCCTTCTCTGGAAACGTCCATTTCCAGTTCGCCAATACCAAAGTCAAGTTCAAGATAAAGACCAGAGTTGATAATTTCGCTAACAAAGCTTTTCCAGCTATCAATATCTGCCTTTTGGAAAGCTCTATTCCACTTCTGAATATGGTCCGGCATTTCCTCTTTGTCCTGACCAATAATCTGTGCTGTTTGCACAGGATACGCAATATTGCCCATGATAGCGATCACGCCACTATCAATACGATGATAACTATTGGGATAGTATTGGGTATCATTATTAAGTCGGCAAACTCTCCACCCGTCACCACTAATAACAATATTGGTATTACTATACTTGTGGTCTTGAAGATTCTTATGAAGGCCACCTTCAATAATAGGCTTCATTCTAAAGTAGTGAAAAATTCTCTTAGACTTATCACTAAACTCTTGGAAATCGTGCTGCTTTACAGCAAAGCTAATTTCTAGACCATTAGGCTCTGACGTATTTGATGTATTAAAGAGATTAAGAGTAGGCACACCATTTTCATCAATGGCAGCAACATAGGTATATTTCTTGCCGTTAAAATAAGAAGCTGTAGTAAAACTCTTAGTATAAGCAAATGGACTCTTGGAACCAAGACCAAGACAACCCACAAAATCATTGCTATCATTCTTATTTGAAGCACCGTATGTGGTGTACAGACTCTCCATATCCTCCTGACTAAGACCAGTGCCATAATCTCTCACCATAAAGGTGGGGTTAGCAGCAGTAGGCAGAGTTACCTTAAAAGGATTCTTATTACCAGCAGAAATGTGGCTATCATAAGCATTAGTAGAAAGCTCACGAATCGCAGCCATTACCTTATCAGAATAAAGAGAATCTGAAAGGATCTTAAACATTTTGCTAGTCTGAGCGATATTAAACTGATTCCTGCTTGCAACGCCAGCACTATGAGTATCAATCGTCCTATCTGCCAATTTCATCTTTGTTCTCCAAAAGTGTTATCGTTCCTGTGATGGTCTAAGCATACCATCGGCAATCGGTCTTGTCAACCTTGAGTTTCTCTAGCTTTCAGTTTTTTAATACTTAGCCAGCAGCCCAACCATAAACAATTATATCTCGTCCTCATCTTCAAAATCTTCTTCAAAGTTCTTATCATCATAAGGAGTCCAATCGTGATTCTCCGTATCATATTCTTCGTTCTCATCTTCTGCAAGCACGATACTAAAAGTATTCATAATTTCTAGAATTTGATTAATTTTTTCGTCAAGTTCATTAATTTGAGAGTGAATACTCTTGATGCTTTTTTTGAGATCCGCTATGTCCTTAGATATATGATTATCAAGATTATGGATTTCTTTATTATTACTAATGACGTTCTTAATAATATTATCAATATCTTTAGACATAATTTAGCCTCTTTAGGTTAGGCGTTTATACTCTTTAATATCACCATTCTCAACAATCTTTTTATCTTCATAAGCAGATGCTACACGACGATAAAATTCTTGTTTGATATTCTCTAATACACCAGTTATAATAGCAATTTTTGTATATGCTGGACTACCCATAATTCCCGATAATATACGAGAAAAACAGTAGTTTATATTACCAGCTACCTTTAAAAGTTCTTCTCCACTAGGATCATTGTTGCCATGTTCAAAAGAATACATTTGATTTTTTAAACATTTAATCATATTTTCTATACAAATATCAAGTTCTTGTCTATTTTTCTCATTAATATATGGCATACTTTTCCCTCTTAATAGTCGATACAATTACATTCATATTTAGAACAATATCTACATTTTGGGCCGGGATCAACATTCCCCCAAGCGTTACAATATCCATTAAAGCTTTCTTTACCAGTATCAATACAAACAACCTTTTGTTTACCATTCCTTTTAATATAGCCGATATTTGTATAATGGCAATCCCAAAATTTAAGTTTGGTTTTTTCAAAAATTTTATTAACAAGATTTTGTATTTGCCGACTAGATACTGTGCCGTGTTGTGCTAATTCGGTAACATATCCCCAGTCGCTATTGTCTGGAGTCCATCCTTCTAGGGATTTAGCATAGGGTAACTTTATAATATCAGACAGTACCTTTGGGGCTAAATCAAATTTGGATAGTTTTTTTTGAATATTTCTTGCATATTCAGCTCTTTTTTTAGAGGAATATTCTTTAAATGCAAGATTTTCATGTTCCACTAAAGGATAAAGTTGAGCATATCCACCCTCATGAAACCAACTATCATTATCTATTTGATAATTAGTCATAATAGTTTTCAGAAACTTTATTTCCAGTAAGATGTTCAACCAAAGCTATTGCTGTTTGTAGATCATTAGTTGTAGTTATTTTGAACGATGATTGTACAAAATCTATCTTGAAACTACCATAAATTGTATAAAATACTTCACCGACCATGCCTTCATCATCATAATAATCTTCTGTACTTTTAACGCTTTCAAGTATGCTGCCTCCTTCATAGTCTGAAATCTCTCTTTCTGTAACTATATCAAAACCTCTAAAATGAGAACAGCTATTACCAGCATTAAGACAAAAACCTTGGTAAAATTTATTAGTCATTTTTTGGTTTCCTGTAAAGAGGTACAACTATTTTTTGATCTACATAAGGATTGTTTTGAATCCGTAAATCAAATAAGTCGTTATGTTCGTTTGTTTTTGCCCAAGCAACAGGAGTCTCAAAAGATTGTTTATAAGATTCTAT